GCAAGGAGGCGATCATCGACCTGCTGGATGGCCGCATGGCCGTTGCGGAGGCGCAGCTCGCCAACCGCATCGGCGGCGACATCTACCTCGATGGCACCGGCAACTCGGGCAAGAACATCACCGGCCTCGCGGCGGCTGTTCCCGACAGCCCGTCGACCGGCACCTACGGCGGCATCAGCCGCGTGACGTGGTCGTTCTGGCGCTCGGTGGCCTACTCGGGCGTGACGAACGGCGGCGCGGCTGTCACGGCGTCGAACATCCAGCAGTACATGGATGCCGTCGCTGTCCAGCTGATCCGTGGCACCGACAAGCCGGACCTGATCGTGGCGGACAACAACTACTACCGCCTCTATCTGCAGTCCCTGCAGTCGATCCAGCGCATCTCGGACTCCGGTTCGAGCATGGCTGGCGCGGGCTTCGCGTCGCTCAAGTACTACGGCGCGGGCATGGCCTCCGATGTCGTCCTCGACGGCGGTATCGGTAACGCCGCGACGGCGAACCACATGTGGTTCCTCAACACGAAGTACCTCATGTTCCGCCCGCACGCCGACCGGAACTTCGTCCCCATCGGGGGCGAGCGCCAGGCGGTCAACCAGGACGCCATCGTCAAGCTGATCGGCTGGGCCGGCAACCTCACCAGCAGCGGGCCGCAGTTCAGCGGCGTGCTGATCGCCTAAGGAGGACCAGAAAATGGCCTACTCGTTCACCGAAAACCGCGCCGGAATGCTCCAGATCGATCAGATCGATTCTGGCGTCACGATGGCGAACGGTTCGTCCGCGATCCCGACCCCGCCGCAGACGCTCGGCATGGTCGCTCGCGCGTTCGACCCGACCTACGGCGAGGGCGAGTTCATCCTCCTCCTCGGCGTCGCGTCGACCGAAGTCGGCTCGCTCGTGTCGTACAACGCGACGACCTACCAGACCACGCTGGCCGCCAATACGGCGAACCTCGCGGGTCCGGTCGCCGTCGCGATGTCGGCCAACGGCGCCGGGTCGTTTGGCTGGTATCAGATTGGCGGTCTGGCGGTCATGAAGAAGACCGCCGTGGCCGTCACGCCGCAGGTCGCCATCTACCAGTCCGCCACGGCGGGCCGCGTGATGCCGACCGCTGCGTCTGGCAAGCAGCTGCTTGGGGCTCGCTCTGCGAACCTCGCGACGGTTGCGTCCGGCGTGTCGACGGTGGTCGTTTCGATCAACCGTCCGCACAAGCAGGGCCAGGTCACCTGACGACTGGGGGCGGCGGGTTTGCGCTCGCCGCCCCTTTCTTCTTCGTGAGCATGCATGGCGCTCCCATCGCGCGTCCTTAATAGCGGGGTCACGTCTATGACCACCGCCGCCATCTGCGGCGAGGGCACGCTAGCGGTGACTGCCGCCGGTTCGACGGCGAGCGACGCGACCATCCTGACAAGCATCTACAATCGAATTGCGACTGTAGGCTCTGGGGCTGGTGTGAAGCTGCCGCCCTGCGAGATGGGCGCAACGATTTACTTGACCAACGTGGGCGCGAATCCGCTGCATGTGTATCCGTATGACACCGGGTCCACGATCGCTGGCGCGACATCTGTTCTGCTGGAACCATCGGGTTCGTCGTGTTGTTTTGCAGTCACCAATACGCGATGGGAGCAGTTGCAGGAATTTGGCGGAACTGCAGCGCAATCCGCGCACGGGTCTTTCATATCCACCGCAACGCAGACCGCTGCGGCAATCAACACGGCCTATCCAATCACGCTCAGTTCGTCGACCCATAGCTATCTGGTAAGCATCGGATCGCCGGCGTCCCGCATAGTGTGCGCGCAGGCCGGAACCTACAACTTTCAGTTTTCACTGCAGCTTGACAAGACCGCCGCATCAACGGCCGCTGTCTATGTCTGGTATCGTGTCAATGGGGTCGACATCGCCGATTCGGCGACCAAGGTGGCGATCAATGGCAGCGACGCGGAGACGGTGGCGGCCTGGAACTTCCTGCACGACATGAATGCAAACGACTATTTCGAGCTCGTCTGGTCTACCGACGACACGAATTGTTCCATTGCCGGCTTCGCGGCGGCATCTCCTGTGCCGGCCATCCCGTCTGTCATCCTGACCGCTGTGCAAATCCGATGATCCTTGCCAGCAACCTAGACGACACGATTCCGATCGTCTGCAACATGCCGGACGCCACTATCCGCGCGCATGTAGAGGCAGCCTGCAAACGCAACATGCCCTGGCTTGAACTTGCAGAAGCCCATGATCGCGTTGCCATAGTGGTTGGCGGCGGCCCATCGATGCGCTCGCTTTTGCCCATGATTGCTGCGTTGCAAAAAGCGGGCGGCGAGGTGTTTGCGACCAATGGGGCTTGCACCGCATTGGCGGCCGCCGGGGTAGTTGCCGATCATCATGTCCTTCTGGACGCCAGGGCAGCCAACGCTGTGTTTGTGGCCGGTCCCAAGGCGCGGCACTACCTGATCGCCTCTCAGTGCCATCCCGACCTGTTTTGGGCCATCGCGGGTCATCCTGCGACGCTCTGGCATCCGGCATACCCCGAGATCGACGAGTGGATCGGCCACCGCGAGGCGGTTCTGATCGGCGGCGGCACGACGGTGGGCCTGCAGGCCATGTCGATCGCCTACGCGCTCGGGCACCGCAAGATCCACCTTTTTGGCTTCGACAGCAGCTATTCCGCGGCGGGCGAGGGCCATGCCTATCCCCAGTTGCTCAACGCCGACGAGGAACGGCAGGAGTACTGCGTTGGCGACCAGAAGTTCATTGCCGCCCCCTGGATGGCGCGGCAGGCAATGGAGTTCCAGATCGCGTCCCGCCAGTTGTGCGATGGCGACGCGGAATTGTATGTTCACGGTACGGGCCTCCTCCCGGCCATAGCCGCCCGCATGGGCAATTAGGAAAGGAACCAGCTATGCCTATCCCCTCTCGCGTGCAGGCTTCCGGCAATTCGGGCCTCGCCACCATTTCGATCTGCGGTGACGGCGCCACGGGCCTGACGGCCACCGGCTCGTCCGCTACCGATGCGCTGCAGCTGTCGGCCGTCTGGAACACGGTTGCCACGACCGCGTCCGGCACGGGCGTCAAGCTGCCGCCGACTGAGGCCGGCGCAATGGTTTGCGTGTACAACGCGGGCGCGAACACGCTGGCGGTCTACCCGGCCACCGGATCGACGATCAACGCGGGCGCTTCGTCTCTCAGCGTCACGGCCACCACGCGCGTGCTGTTCATTGCCACGTCCGCCACGACGTGGATCAGCATCGCGGGCGCCTGATATGCCGCTCGACAGCGACGACGCGAACGCCGACGCCAAGCTCCACGTCGAGTTCTATACTCACAAGGAGTTTGGCCGTCCGTTCATCCGCATCATGGTGCCCGGCGACACGACGAACATCATCGACCAGCCGGTGCGCGACGACCACAAGGAGCGGTTCCCACGGCAGTGGCTGCATTTCCAGATGTCGAACGAGAATGGCGACATTCCCGGAACGAAGCTGGAAGAGTGGCACGCGGCCGCGCCGGCCGACATCTCGGATGCCCAGGTCGCGGAGCTCCAGATCCTAAAGTTCCGCACCGTGGAGCAGGTTGCCACGGCGTCCGACGCGCAGATGACGCGCGTTGGTATGGGTGGTCCCGGCTTGCGGCTGAAGGCGCAGGCCTTCTTGCGGATGAAGAACGAAAGCACCGCAAATGCGGAGCTTGCGGAAACCAAGGCGCAGCTTGCGGCGTTGCAGGCGCAGGTGGCCGCCATGCTGGATCAGCGCGGCGAAACGCCCCGGCGCGGTAGGCCGCCAATGACCGACAGGAGTGCCTGACATGGGCTCGACGATGGTTCAGCTTGTCCAGCAGGTGACAAACGAGCTGGGCGTCGTCAGCCCTTCTACGGTTGCGGGCAACACGTCTCAGGATGTGATCCAGATCCTGGCGTTGATGAACGCGAGCGGATACGAGCTGCTGAAGCGCCATGACTGGCGCGAACTGACGCGCCCGTACCGATTCACGGTCCAGTATCTGGTCACAACCGGCACATGGACAACCGCATCCGCAGCCATCACCAACATACCCACAACCAATGGTCTCGACACGACCTACATGGCCGTGGGCACGGGCATCAACCAAGACACGTTCATCCAGTCCGTTGATAGCAGCACGCAGGTCACGTTGAATCAGATCCCGAGCGGCGCTGGGGTCGATGCAAGCATCACGTTTGCAAAGACTAAGTACTCCCTGCCAGCTGACTACGACGCGCTCGTGCCACGCACGCAGTGGGACAAGAGCAAGCGATGGGAAATGCTCGGGCCGGAAAGCCCGCAGCAGTGGGAATGGCTGCTCTCGGGCTACATTTCAACCGGCCCGCGCATTCGCTGGCGCCTTTACGGCAACTACTTCCAGATCTGGCCCGCGACCACCACTGCGGAGTACCTCGGTTTTGAGTATCGGTCGAAGGGCTGGGCGCTGTCGTCGTCTGGAACCGTGAAGAACAGCTTCACGTCTGACGACGATACTTGCATTTACCCAGACCGCGTCATGGTCCTCATGACGAAGCTGAAGTACTTTGAGGCCAAGGGCTTCGACACGTCGGCGCTTTACCGAGACTTCATGCGCGAGCTCGACACGGCGATGGCACAGGACATGTCGTCCGCAAACCTCTCGTTTGCGCCGCGGCCGGGTACGGTGTTGATCGGTTACGACAACATCCCCGATAGCGGGTACGGGTCGACCTGAGATGGCTAAGCCCGCGCCACTGCTTCGCTTGGCAAAGCGTGCGTCGGCGCGCGTTGCTTCGTTGCCAGCGCCCATCGGCGGGTGGAACGCTCGCGACAGCCTAGCCAACATGAAGCCGACCGACGCGGTGTCGCTAGAAAACTATTTTCCAACGGCAACCAACGTCGTCCTACGCGGCGGCTTCCAGAAACACGTCACGGGCTTCGCGAGCGCCGTTGAGACGCTCATGGCTTACAACGGCGCGACTACGCAGAAGCTCTTTGCGGCGTCAGGCACGGCGTTCTACGACGCCACAAATCCAGGCGCAGTCGGAGCCGCCGTCGTGTCCGGCCTGACAAACGCTCGCTGGGAGTACACGAACGTCGCGACGTCCGGCGGTAATTACATGTACTGCGTGAACGGTGCGGACAGCCCGCGTCTTTACGACGGGTCAACCTGGACCGCGATCACTGGCGCTTCGACGCCAGCCATCACCGGCGTAACCACGACCGATCTGGACAACGTCATCCTGTTCAAGAACAGGGTCTGGTTCACGCAGAAGAACACGCTGAAAGCGTGGTATCTGCCGACGTCTTCGGTTGGTGGTGCGGCGCAATCGCTNNTGGACGATCGACGCCGGGTATGGTCTCGACGACAACCTTGTTTTTGTGACAAGCCAGGGCGAGATCATCATTTACCGCGGGACCGATCCCGCTAACGCCTCGACCTGGTCGCTGGTTGGCGTCTATCAGATGGGCGCACCGATCGGTAAGCGTTGCCTTGGCAAGTTTGGCGGCGATCTTGCCTATATCGCTTACGACGGCTTGTTCCCGCTATCGTCGGCGCTTCTTAGCGCGCGCGTTGCGCCGCAGCGGGTTGCCCTAACTGACAACATCCAAGGTGCATTTGCGGCGGCGACGTCCGCCTATTCCAGCAACTTCGGCTGGGAAGTGTGCGTCATCCCAAAGTACAACGCCATCTTGGTGAATGTGCCCGTGGCTGCCGGCAAGCAGCAGCAGTACGTCATGAACACCATCGTGCAGAGCTGGTGCAACTTCACTGGCTGGCCAGCAAGTTGTTTTGTCCTGCACAAGCAAGATCCATACTTTGGCGGCCCAACCTACGTCGCAAAGGCATGGACCGATGATCATGCGGACGATGGCGTAGCCATTTCTGCGGGTGCCCTGCAGGCGTTCAACTATTTCGGTTCGCGCGGCACGCAGAAGTATTTCACGCGCGCCCGGCCCAACCTGTTTGCCGATGGTCAGCCGACCGTGTTTGTTGGCATCAACACCGACTTCCAAGTGATCAACCAATCGGCGCCACTCCAGTACTTGGCGGCCGCAGCGCCGCTTTGGGACACGGCGGTGTGGAGCACTTCTAACTGGGGCGACTCAACTATCATCACTCTCAACTGGCAAGGTGTGACCGGGTTGGGCTATTGCGGCGCCGTCAACTTCCGGTCGGCCAGCAAAGGTCTGTCCCTTGAATGGGCATCGACGGACGTGGTGTTCCAGCAGGGTTGGGCAGGCATATGATCGTCGCGGGGCCTGATGTCGGTCATTGGGTCATGGGTCGCATCGGCGGCTTCTTCGACCCTGTTTGCATGTCGGCCATCGGCTGGGAAACCGAGGGCAAGTTGACGGCTGGCGCTTCCTACCGCGACTGGAACGGCGTCAGCATCGAGGGGCAGATTGCCGCTGACAAACCATTGACGCGCGGCTTCATTCTGGCGATCTTTGACTATCCGTTTCGCCAGTTGGGCGCTCGCAAGATCATCGCGACGACCAGCGCGGACCACATCCGCAGCAATCGCCTCTTGCAGCGCCTCGGTTTTGTCGAGGAAGCCCGCTTGCGCGATGCAGCGCCTGGCGGAGACCTCTTGATCTACAGCATGCGGCGGCAGGATTGCCGTCTAGTTGGAGGCGTTCATGGGCAAGAGAGCATCCGCACCGCCAGCACCTGATTACGCGGCAGCTGCGCGGGCGCAGGGGGCGGCGAACGTCGAATCGGCGCGCGCTTCTGCGATGCTTTCGAATCCGAACATCATTGGTCCGCTTGGCACGCAGACCGTGACTTATCAGGGCGACATTCCGACTATCCGCCAGACGCTCACGCCGGAATCGCAGGCAACCCTAGAAGCGCAGCAGCGCGTAGAGCGCCAGCTAGCTGAACTTGGCGAGCAAGGAATTGGAACGGCGCAACGGGCTTTAGGCACGCCATTTAAGCCTAATTTGCCCGATGTTCGCACCGATCTTGGTTTGTACGGCGATGTGGCTCGCGCGCCTGACATCACGGGCATGGGTAAGTTCCAGGCTGGCCCTGCGGCGCCTTCGCTCCAAGCTGGCCTTAAATACGCGGGAGAAATTGCCGGCGCGCCAGAGCTCGCCGCCGCAGGCATCGCTCGCGGCGGTGTGCGTGCGCCTCGTCTGCAGGGCCAGATTGCTCCGGTTGGCGGCCCTGTTCGCGGCGTTTCGCTCACTGAGC